TTGTGGGNATAATTAGGCCCCATATTAGAAGGAAAACATTATGGATGACTTAAATGACATCCAATTACCTTACACCGTGGATGAACTTATCAAAGTTTTAGATAAAATTTATCCAGAAAAAGCACCTGAATTAAAAGACAATGAGAAAACTGTCTGGTTTAAAGCGGGTCAAAGAAGTGTAGTTAATTGGTTAATCGACTTAAAAAAACGAAGCGAAGATAATTTATTAGGAGAAAAATAATTATGTGTATGGGAAAAGCTTTAGCTAAACCTCAAATAATTAAAAGAGAAGACCCTTCGATAAAATTCGTTGATGGTAATGAGTTTGACCCAAAAGCTTCGCCACCAGAAATAGACAACACACCCGTTATTAAACAAAAGAAAAAAGTTAAAAACAATGTGACTAGTCAATCTTCTGATTTAAATATTAATACAACAACTTATTAACAAAAGGAAACAACTATGTGTATGGGAAAACCATCTGCTCCGCCAGTACAAGAAGTAATTCAACCAGTTAGAAATTCAATGTCATCAGGCGATGAATTGTCACCTACTATTGAGTTAGCTTCTGAAGACGCTTTAGAGATTGCTAAGAAAAAGAAATCTAAAAAGGGTACAGCAGCTATGCAAACTGATTTAAATATCACAGGTACAAATTCTAACGTTAACGTTTAATGGATTTTAGAGATACAGCAGAAAATCGTTATGAATCTTTAAATGAAATTAAAGAGCATTATCTCGATAGAGGACGTGAATGCTCTGAGTTAACTATCCCCACATTAATTCCTGAACAACATCAAACACAATCAAGTGACTTTTATAGTCCTTTCCAATCTGTAGGTAGTAGAGGTGTCAACAACCTTGCTTCAAAATTACTACTATTATTACTCCCACCAAATCAACCATTTTTTAGACTAGCGATACAAGGCAAAGCTAAAGAACAAATAGAGCAACAACCAGAATTAAAAACATCTGTTGAAAAAGCTTTATCTAAAATTGAACGTGAAGTTATGGGTAAAATTGAGTCTCTTGCTTTACGTGTTCCAACATTTGAATTAATAAAACATTTAATTGTCGGTGGTAATGTACTGGCCCATATTCCAAAACAAGGTAACATGAGAGTTTATGGTTTAAACCAGTATGTTTGTAAAAGAGACGGTGAAGGAAATCTATTAGAAATAGTTGTAAAAGAAAGTGTTTCAGTTTTATCTTTAGATGAGGAAGTTAGAGAACAAGTTCTTTCTCTTATGTCTAAAGAAGATGTTAAGTCACAAATAAACTGTGATTTATACACACACGTTTACAAACTAGACAACGGTAAATATTATGTTTGCCAAGAGACTAAAGGAATTAAAATACCTTCATCTATTGGTACATACAATCAAGATAAATTACCATGGTTAGCTTTAAGAATGATTAGAGTAGACGGTGAGGACTATGGCCGTAGTTACGTTGAAGAATACATTGGAGACTTAAAATCGCTTGAAGGATTATCACAGTCTTTAGTCGAGTCTTCTGCTGCGAGTGCAAAAATGATTTTCATGGTAAGACCAAACTCAACTACTAAGAAAAGAGACATAGCTGTAGCACGTAATGGTGACATTATATCTGGGAGTGGTGATGATGTGTCAGTCTTACAAGCAAACAAATTTTATGATTTACAAACTGTAGAAAAAGCAATCGCAAGATTAGAAGAAAGATTAGCTTATGCATTTTTATTAAACACAGCCATACAAAGACAGGCTGAACGTGTAACTGCTCAAGAAATTAGATACATGGCAAACGAATTAGAAACTGCAATGGGTGGTATATATTCTTTACTATCTCAAGAATTACAATTACCTCTAGTGCAATTACTAATGGATAGAATGGGAAGTCAAAATGAAATTCCTAAACTACCCAAGGGTTCAGTAAGGCCCACAATTATCACAGGTGTTGAGGCACTAGGACGTGGTAATGACTTACAAAAATTAAGAGAGTTTGTAGCAGAGATAGGTCAACTTGCACAAATCAATCCACAAGTCGTGCAACTTTTAAATCCACAAGATTTAATTACAAGGTTAGCAACTGGACTTGGTATTGACACTGAGGGATTATTAAAATCTCCAGAACAATTACAAGCTGAACAAGAAGCTGCAATGCAACAACAACAAATGCAACAAATGCAGGATACCGCACAAGATGTGGCCCCTAAAGTTGCAGACAACATGACAAAACCGCAAGGATAATAAATGGTAGAAAAAGTAGAAGTACAAACACCAGAGACAACACCAGAACAACCATCTGAAAACAAGACTTTTGAAAATGAAAGTAGACCTGAATGGTTACCTGAAAAATTTAAGTCTCCTGAAGATATGGCAAAAGCCTATGGTGAACTAGAAGGTAAATTAGGAAAATCTGACGAAACAAATAAAGATTTAGAACCTAAAGAAGAAACAAAAAAAGAAGAAGGCGATTTATCAATAGATAAAGCAGAAAAAGCTGTAGAAAATGCAGGTTTAAATATGTCTTCTTTACAAGAAGAGTACAATGACGGTGGTCAACTAAAAGAAAGTTCGTATGAAGCTTTACAAAAAGCAGGAATACCTAAAGACTATGTTGACGCTTTTATTAAAGGACAAGAAGCAATCGCAACTCAAACTTCTAACACTTTAAAACAAGAAGTTGGAGGAACAGAATCATATAATAATATGATGAGTTGGGCTGCCGACAATTTAAACGAAGCAGAGATAAGTTCTTTTAACAAAACTGTTAATGGAAAAGATATTGAAGCTACACGTTTAGCAATACAAGGTTTGAATGCACGTTTTAAAAATAATGTAGGTGACGACCCTTCATTACAAAGTGCAAATAAATCTACTTCAGCAAATGCTCCAGGATATAGGTCTTGGTCTGAAGTCACTACTGCAATGAATGATGAAAGATATGCCAGTGATGAAGCATACAGAACTGACGTACAGAACAAACTAAATAACAGCAGACTATAAATGTTACATGCATTATTAAAACTATACGAAGCTCGTATAGCTGAACACACAGCTATTATAGATATTTATTTACAGAAACCAGTAGGTATTGGTGACCATGATAATATCTTAAAAGTAATAGACGAACGTTTTGAAAAATTAACTTGTGCAAAACATTGTAAAGAGGAATTGGAGAAAATAATAAATGCCGTACAAACCAAAGACGAAACCAAAACCGAAACCAAAAAGTAAAGGATATTAAAATGGCTAAAGCAAGAGGCTTGTATGCTAACATTCACGCAAAGAGAGCTAGAATAAAAAAAGGTTCAGGTGAAAAGATGAGAACAGCAGGTACAAAAGGTAGACCTACCGCAGCTCAGTTTAAAAGAGCGGCCAAAACTGCCAAAGCATAGTTGTGTTACCTATTTAGGTAGCAACTGCTAACACAAAGTTAAAGTCCATTAACTTGACCGTTCCGAGGAACGACAATCTTGTGAAAAAAACTTGAAATATGTGAAGGCGTTTTAATAAAAACAACAATAGAAAAAGGAGACAAATATGTCAAACGCAACTCCGGCTTCCATTGGACGAGTAAATGCTGCAAATGCAGAAGATGCCCTGTTTTTAAAAACGTTCACTGGTGAAGTAATTACTTCATTCGATAGAGCGAGTAAAACACAAGGTGCTGATTCTGTAAGAAGCATTGCTAATGGTAAATCTGCAACGTTCCCTGTAATGGGTAGAACTGTTGCGGCTTATCATACTCCAGGTGCAGAAATACTTGGGTCTGATGTGAACCACAACGAAAAGGTTATTACGATTAATGACCTTTTAGTTTCTTCAGCTTTTTTAAGCAATATTGAAGAAGCTAAGAATCATTGGGATGTTAGAAGTAACTACTCAACTGAAATTGGAAGAGCATTAGCTTTCCAAAAAGACAAACACGTTCTACAAACTATTGGTCAAGCTGCTCAAACGAGTACTGCCAATGTTACAGGTGGAGACGCAGGTACAGTATTAACTAATACTGCTATCGCTTCTGCAACTGCGGCAACGTCTGCAAATGGATTTATTGATTCATTGTTTGACGCAGCCAAAACTTTAGATGACAAGTATGTTCCATCTGAAGGTAGAATCTGTTTCTTAAAACCAGAAATGTACTACAAATTAGCGAATGCTACTAATGCAGTCAATGTTGACTTCAGTGGTGGTGCTAATGGTGGTGTTGCTTCAGGTAGAGTATTACAAATTGCAGGAATTAAATTAATTGCAGTTCCTCATTTTGTTACTTCAAATTAATTGCTGTTCCTCATTTTGTTGCTTCAAACGTGAACTCAGGTGTAGACCAAGGTTCAGCTACTCAGGGTGGTTCAAACCCTCAAGCTGTTAACTTGACTGCATACGAAGGTTTAGTTTGTCACCCGTCAGCAGTTGGAACTGTTAAGTTAATGGATTTAGCTACTGAAATGGAATACGACATTAGAAGACAAGGTACT